ATGTGTCAGGCTTATTAATATACAACAGAGCTTTAACAGAACAAGAAATTCTCCAAAATTATAACGCTACAAGAAAGAGATTTGAATTGTAATGGCTGTAGGATATAACCCAAGCATTCTATCAGATGGATTAGTGTTTTTTCTTGATGCTGCTAATACAAGAAGTTATTCAGGATCTGGTGTAACTGCTAATGGACTTGTTGGCGGTATCAATGGAAGTCTTGTAAACGGAACAGGTTTTACATCTTCAAATAATGGTTGTTTTGTTTTTGATGGTTCTAATGATTATATCAATGTACCTTCGATCACATCAATCAGTGGAGATTTTTCTGTATTAATTTGGTTCAAAACTGCTACTACTAATCCTACCTTTACAAGATTGTTGGACTTTGATTATATTAATGGATTTTGGTTAGGTAATAGCAGTTCAGCAACATCTTGGGGTGGTGGAATTAGAGAATCTGGTGCGCCTTACGGGATATTTATACCATTTACAGATAATGAATGGCATTTTTTAGTTTCAGTAAGAAGTAACACAACACATTATATTTACAGAGATGGAATTGCAAACTTCACATCAAATACTGTTTCAAGTAATTCACTAAGTAATAGCACTCTTGTAATTGGATCTACTGGCTCAGGTTTTAATTTTAACGGCAATATATCTCAAGTGCAAATCTACAACCGAGCCCTCACACAACAAGAAATATTGCAAAATTTCAATGCTACAAGATTTAGATATGGAATATAAGAAATATTTTATAACATAGATGCAGAATAATAAAATAGTTCCCCCCAATTTGAGATATTAATGGCACTTGACTTTCCTACATCACCCTCGACAAACCAGATTTTTACATCTAATGGAAAAACCTGGAAGTATGATGGCACTGCATGGAGAACGCTTAATGTAACAGGAATTACAGGTGGCGGTACTGGTCTCACTAGTATAAATGCCGGTAATTCTTTCCTATCATCAAATTCTGCCGGAACAGCATTAACATATAGATCATTATTAGCTGGTTCTGGTGTTACATTATCAATTGATGCAAATTCTGTCACTATAGAGTCTTCAGGTTCAGGATTTGTAACAGGCACAGGTACATCTGCATACGTTCCCTTATGGACTGATGGTGGAACTAGCCTTACAGACTCTATTATGCAACAAAATGGTTCCATAATAATTGTAAATGGATCCATCAAAGCTCAAACCAAAAGCTTTAAAATTCAACACCCTTTAAAACCTGACATGTATCTTGAACATGGATCTCTTGAAGGCCCAGAACATGGAATTTATCAAAGAGGTAGAGCTTCTGGTTATGATCAGGTTATTGTTGAATTACCTGACTATTTTCATGCACTTTCTGAAAATGAAATTTCAGTTCTAATTACTCCAAGAATAAATGCTAACTTGTATGTTTCTGGGAGTAATTCTTATTCTTTTAAAGTGAAAAGGATAAACAGGCGCTTCTTACGTAAAGAATATATTGAATTTGATTATTTTGTAATAGGAGAGCGGACAGATATTAAGCTTTCTATTGAACAGCCAAAACCGTAGTGGAGAATTATTATGCCAGAAAATAATAAAGACAATCAGCCGTTAGACTTTGCAGAAAAGGTCTTACAAACCCTAAAAAGAACTTCTCGTGCGGTTGACTTAAATGAACCAATTGCTTCTTCCGTAAATAGAGATTTTACTGCTTATGGTGCACAAGAAGCAGGTGACCCAGGCCCAGGATCCGGTGGTAATAAAGACATCGTTATCATTCCTGGGTTTGGTGGTGCTGCAGCTTCTTCAACCTCTCAAGTAAACTTTTATTGGAGTGCTCCTGCTGTTCCAGACTCTACTGGTATTGATAACAATGTCAGAGCTACAATATATAACTATGCAATTTCTGCAACAAGACCAACTCTTGTAATTGGTGGTTATGATGGTACAAATCAATACAAACCAATTGCAAACTATGGTACTGGTACTGGTATTACTGCAAAAATTTGGTTCCATCCATTTTTAGGTAGAATTGATGCTGACCAGTTTGGATTTAACACATTAGCAGCTACTGGCGTTTCCACAGCAACAGGTATTCTTACATGGGATACAACACAAAATAAAATTAGAGTTGGTGTAGCTGGCATTGCTAAAACTCTTGCATATACAGATGACATTTCTCCATTCTCAGGATCAGCTACAACTGCAAGTAATTTAAATTTAGCAACTTCTGCAACTCAAACATCAAGCCACTACTTGACAATGTCAGCATCACAAACAGCAACTGGAGTTGCTGGTGCTGCAATTTCAACTGTTTCTACAGTCTTTGTAGTTCCAAATACTGGAGTCGTAAATGCTACTGGTTTCTCTGGTAATGTAACAGGTACCGTATCTGGTAATTTAACTGGAAATGTATCGGGTTCAATTACAGGTAACCATTCAGGTAATGTTACAGGTAACGTATCAGGTAATCTTACTGGTGGTGTATCAGGTAATGTGACTGGAAACGTAACAGGTACTGTTTCAGGTAACGTGACTGGAAACGTTTCAGGTAACCTAACAGGAAATGTATCAGGTAATGTTACAGGCGGTGTATCTGGAAATGTTACAGGTAATGTATCAGGCAACCTTACAGGAAACGTATCAGGTAACCTTACAGGTAATGTTACCGGAATTGCAACTACTGCTAGTGGTGTTACACAGCTCCTTGCCACAACTTCTTCTGAGAACTTTGTTACCTTTAGCCCTTTCGGAACAAGCTTAGTTGGTGCAGGAGTATCAGTAGCAACTTCATTCAAATTTGTTCCTAGCTCTGGAGTTGTAATAGCTACCGGATTCTCTGGAAATGTCACTGGGACTGTTTCAGGTAATGTCACCGGTAATGTATCGGGTTCAATTACAGGTAACCATTCAGGTAACGTAACTGGTAACGTATCAGGCAATGTTACTGGTGGTGTTTCAGGTAATGTAACTGGAAACGTGACTGGAACTGTTTCAGGTAACGTAACTGGTAATGTATCAGGTAACATAACAGGTGGTGTTTCTGGAAATGTTACTGGAAATGTAACGGGTACAGTTTCAGGTAACGTAACAGGGAATGTATCAGGTAACCTTACAGGAAATGTATCAGGTAACCTTACAGGAAACGTTTCTGGAAATGTTACAGGTAATGTTTCTGGAATTGCCACTACTGCCAGTGGTGTTACACAACTTCTTTCATTAACTTCTGCAGAGAACTTTGTTACCTTTAGTCCTTATGGAACTAGTTTAGTAGGATCAGGAGTATCTGTAGCAACAGCATTCAAATTTGTCCCAAGTTCTGGAGTGGTAATAGCCACTGGATTCTCTGGAAATGTTACTGGAACTGTATCTGGTAATGTAACAGGCAATGTATCGGGTTCAATTACAGGTAACCATTCAGGTAATGTTACAGGTAATGTATCAGGTAACCTTACTGGTGGTGTTTCAGGTAATGTAACAGGCAACGTAACAGGAACTGTATCCGGTAACGTAACAGGTAATGTTTCAGGCAACCTTACAGGTAATGTTTCAGGCAATGTAACAGGAAATGTTTCTGGCAATCTTACTGGTAACGTTACTGGATTTGCCACTACCTCACAACATGTTAACGTTGTAGCAGCAGATACTGCAACAGGTAACCATTTCCTCCCATTTGTCAGAGCTCAAGCTGGTTCAGGTCTTGCGTTATCAACAGACAACACTTTGTATTATGACCCTACAGGCAATATCTTATATTCAACAAACTTTAATGGAGCATTCACTGGTACAATTTCAGGTATAGCAACCACAGCAGCTAACATGGTTGTAAATAATGCTGCAGAAAGTACTACCCATTACATCTTGATGTCTCCTACCCCTACAGGTGCTGGAGTTGCAGTTTCTTCTGATGCCACATTTACTATCAATCCTAGTACAAATGCTTTGTCAATGGGTACTGGTAATATAACTGTAAACTCTGTTACCGTAGGAAGCGCTGCGAGAACAGTTTCAACATCTACTGGCAACCTTATATTAGATTCAAGTGGTGGTCAAGTTGATATTGCTGATAACGTAGTTATTACAGGAAACTTAACTGTTCAAGGAACAACACTTACAGTTGACTCAACTGTTTCTACAATTGTTGATCCTGTTATTGTGGTTGGATCAGGCGTTGGAGGGACACACTCTACAGCTGATAATAACCAAGATAGAGGTATTGAATTTAGATGGTCCAATGCTGGTACTGCTACTACTGGATTCTTTGGATTCTCTGACACTGATGGTAGATTCAAATTTATCCCAAATGCAACAACTGTAGCTGGTTCTAACGTTTATACTGGAACAGTTGGGACAATAAATTCTAGTATATCAGGTAACGTCACAGGAACTGTATCCGGTAATGTTACTGGAAATGTTTCAGGAAGCGTAACTGGTAACGTATCAGGAAACCTTACAGGTAACGTTTCTGGAAATGTCACTGGTGGTGTTTCAGGTAATGTTACTGGAAATGTTACAGGCACCGTTTCTGGCAATGTAACTGGCAACGTATCAGGAAACCTTACAGGAAACGTATCAGGTAATGTTACGGGCGGTGTATCTGGAAATGTAACTGGAAACATAACAGGAACTGTTTCAGGTAACGTAACTGGTAATGTATCAGGTAACCTAACAGGTGGTGTATCAGGAAATGTTACTGGTAATATCACAGGAACTGTATCAGGCAACGTAACTGGTAACGTATCAGGTAATCTAACTGGTAACGTATCAGGTAACCTTACAGGTAACGTTTCTGGAAATGTAACAGGTAATGTTACTGGAATTGCAACTACTGCTAGTGGCGTTACACAGCTCCTTGCTACAACTTCTTCTGAGAACTTTGTTACCTTTAGCCCTTTTGGAACTAGTTTAGTAGGAGCTGGAGTATCTGTTGCAACAGCGTTCAAATTTGTTCCTAGTTCTGGAGTTGTAATAGCTACTGGATTCTCTGGTAATGTGACTGGAACTGTTTCAGGAAACGTAACTGGTAATGTATCGGGTTCAATTACAGGTAACCATTCAGGTAATGTGACAGGTAATGTTTCAGGAAATGTCACAGGTGGTGTATCAGGTAATGTGACTGGAAACGTGACTGGAACTGTTTCAGGAAATGTAACTGGAAATGTTTCAGGAAACCTTACAGGTGGTGTATCAGGTAACGTAACTGGAAATGTAACAGGAACTGTTTCAGGAAATGTAACAGGTAACGTTTCAGGAAACCTTACAGGTGGTGTATCAGGTAACCTTACAGGAAATGTTTCTGGAAATGTAACTGGAAACGTAACAGGAATTGCTACCACTGCTAGTGGCGTTACACAAATTCTTGCTACTACTTCCTCTGAAAACTTTGTTACCTTTAGTCCTTTTGGAACTAGCTTAGTAGGAGCAGGAGTATCTGTTGCAACAGCGTTCAAATTTGTTCCTAGCTCTGGAGTTGTAATAGCAACTGGATTCTCAGGCAACGTCACAGGTACTGTATCCGGTAACGTAACTGGAAATGTATCGGGCTCCATTACAGGTAACCATTCAGGTAACGTAACTGGAAACGTATCAGGTAACCTAACTGGTGGTGTTTCTGGTAACGTTACTGGTAATGTAACAGGAACTGTATCAGGTAACGTAACAGGTAATGTATCTGGAAACCTTACAGGTGGTGTATCAGGAAATGTAACAGGTAATGTAACAGGAACTGTTTCAGGTAACGTAACTGGAAACGTATCTGGAAACCTTACTGGTGGTGTTTCTGGCAATGTAACAGGTAATGTAACAGGAACTGTTTCTGGCAACGTAACTGGAAACGTATCAGGAAACCTCACTGGTAACCATTCAGGTAACGTAACTGGTAACGTATCAGGTAACCTTACTGGAAACGTTAGTGGTACAGCTACAACAGCTCAAAACTTGAATGTTGGTTCAACTCTCGCAACTACTAACTATATATTGTTATCTTCATTAGCAACTGGTGCTGGTGTTGCAGTTTCTACAGATACAAACTTAGCTTATAATGCTTCAACAGATACATTAACTCTCAACAATATTGTTGGTAGTGGAGCTGGTTTGACTCTTACAGCAACTTCTGCAATTACAAATAGTTCATATTTAACAATTCAGACTGTTTCTGGAGATGACAACTCTACAAGTGACTTCTTTATAAGGGGTATCAATTCAACAGCAACTTCAAAATTCTCTGTTGATGCAAATGGAAACTTAAGAGCTACAACTAAGAGCTTTGATATTCCACACCCTACAAAAGAAGGCAAGAGACTTGTATACGGTGTTCTTGAAGGACCTGAACATGGTGTATATCATAGAGGAACAGTTGAAGGTAAGGGAAATATCATAGTAGAACTTCCTGAATACTGGACAAAACTTGTAAATCAAGAATATTCAATTCATCTTACATCATGGGGTAACTATGGAGTTCAAATCTTAGAAAAAGCTCCTAGTTCCTTTATAATATCAGCAACTGGTAATCCATTTACTAAGAAATTTAAATCAATCAAGGTTGACTATATAGTTCACGGTTCAAGAAAAGATGCACATTTAGATATTGAACAAGATTAGTATCAATGTGCATGAGATATCAGAAGGCAAGCATTAGTTTGCCTTCTGAATATTATTATTAATAAGTGGAAAAATTATGCACAAGTTCAGAATTTTAAAAGCATCAAACTTAAATATAAAATGGCTTGAAATTGAAGAAGGCAACATAAATATTGAATCAGGGATTAGATTTATTTATTCTTTGTTTGATTATGATTTAAATGTTTTAGAAAGAAAAACGTTTCATATTAATGGCTCAGACTTTTCAGACATTGGATTGAGTGGTAAAGATACCAGAATAGCAATAATTGAATTATTACTCACTACATTAGATGCCATTATGGTCAAGGAATAATAGTAAATGCCTACTGATGTCATCATAGACCCTAGTACAGGTCAGATATATTGGAACGATAGTGCTGTATCAGCACAGTCGATTTCTATTAAGGGTGATGCTCAGAACACAATTTCCATAGTAGGTTATTCTGGTTCTTTTTCTCCTGGTTCTGCTCCAGGTGGAGCAACAACATTAGCAACATTTACCGATAATAGTGGTACTGATGCCCTCATACCTGGTACTAATGGATATGATCTAGGAAAAGATACAGCGAGATGGAGATTGTTTGCCACTTCAGGTGCTTTTTCTGGTGAAGTCAATATTGCTTCTACTACACAATCAACGTCATTATTATCTGGCGCAATTAAAATTCAGGGTGGTTTGGCAGTAAGCTCTAATGCTTCTATAGGTCAAACATTATTCTTTTACAACCCATCAAATGCACTTTTTACTGCATTTAGAGCAGGAGCAGCAGCTGCTTCAACCACTTATACCTTACCAACAAACTCTCCACAGTCTTCTGTAGGAACATCAGTATTGTCATCAACAATTGCTGGTGTGATGAGTTGGGTGCCTTTAGCTTCTAGTGGATCAGGATCATCTGAAGTATATACAGGTGCTCTTTATGACGTAGCGTATTTTGCTGCAGCAGGTGCCACAGTTCAAGGCTCGTCCACATTAATTAACAACACTGCATCAGGGCAAGTAAAAATCAGCCATACAACTGCATCATTTGGCACATCTTCAGGAGCGCTTCAAGTTGCTGGTGGCGTGGGTATTAGTGGTAGGCTCTCATTTAATCAAGCATCATTTGGCACTACTGGTATCACCACAGTGCCGACAATGGCTATGATTGGTCAAACTGGTGACCCAATTTTTCTATCAGTTTTGGAAGACAATTCTATAGTATTTGAAGGCTCACAAGGACAATTATTTTCAATCAGCCCCAATTTATCTACTGGCTATATTTGGGCAGTTAATGATATTTCTGGTATTCCTTTATTAAGAGCTAATGTTTCAGGAAATGTTTTTATAAATGAATTTGGTGGACTTGTAGGCTTAGGACATACAAATCCAGCTTATAAATTTCATGTAAGGGGTTCATCAGCTTTTGCAACTACAAATGGTGCAAGTGCTATCAGTTTCTTATTTGATAATATAAGTGCTCCGGGAAGTAATACTTTTCAAATTAAATCTGCTAACTCTATACAGCTTTATAATTCTGCAGATACTTTCTACACAGCACTAAAATCAAATGCTTCAACTAACGTAACATATACTCTTCCAGCAACAGATGGTTCAAATGGTCAAGCTTTAACAACCAACGGATCTGCAACCTTATCATGGACGACGATTTCAGGTGGATCAGGGGGAGGAGGAACGGGCGTACAACCAGGTGGAGAATTTGAGATTGCCTATTATGCTTCAACGGGTTCATCTGTAGTAGGGTCTTCAACTTTCAAAAATGATACGACAGCTGCAAAAGTATCTGTAACTCATACAACTACATCGATATCTTCGTCTACGGGAGCTTTAGTTGTTTCAGGTGGAGTCGGTATTGGTGGAAGTTTATGGGTATCTGGCATTGGTGCTAGTATCAGTGGTGTTAGGCTTTCACACAGTATCGCATATGGATCATTCGTAGGTAATGTTACTGGAAATGTATCTGGAACTGTAACAGGCAATGTTCAAGGCAATGTTACTGGCAATGTTTCTGGTACAGTTACTGGAAACGTTCAAGGCAATGTGACAGGTAACGTATCAGGGACAGTCACTGGAAATGTTCAAGGTAACGTCACTGGTAATGTTTCTGGAAATTTGACCGGAAATGTAACAGGCTTAGCTACCACTAGTAATAACATTCAAGTTGCAATTGGCGCAGAAAACTTAAGTCATACTTTACTATTTACAAGACCAACAAGTACAGTTTCAGGCTCAGGTGGCATAGCAGTTTCAAATGACCTAACACTGTTCTTTAATCCAAGCACTGAAATTTTATCAGTTTCTGGATTAGCTGTTACTTCCGCATTAAATTCAATTTCTTCTACAACTGGAGCCCTTAATGTTGTGGGTGGTGTTGGAGTTGGGCAATCTGTTTCAATACGTGGAAGTTTACAAATGTTTAGTGCATCAAATTACACTGCATTTGTAAGCGGAGCAACAGCAAACACAACTTACACTCTTCCAGTAAACACTCCTCAGTCTTCTGCTGGAACTTCAGTTTTATCTTCTACAATTGCTGGTGTAATGAGCTGGGTGCCTCTCGCATCTTCATCAGGATCTGGTCTAGCAACTACTGCTAATAATATTTATGTAAATATACTAGGTAATCCAAACGTTTTTCATCCATTATTGGTAACTCCGGCTCAGTTGTCAGCGGGTTCTGCAGTTTCAGCAAATGGAACTTTACTTTATAACCCATCTACTGATTATCTTCACACACCTGGCTTAGCAGTTACATCTGGTCTTGATTCAAGTAGTACAACTACAGGAGCTCTTCAAGTAAGAGGTGGAATCGGAGTAACAGGCACAGGATATTTTGATGTTGTAAGAACAAGAGCAATAGTCACAACAGGTGATGTGACAATTGCTGGAAATTTAGCAGTAAATGGTTCTACAATTGACTTTGGTAATGCAACTACAGATTCTATTTCATTTATAGGAAGAGTAGACACCGACGTAGATCCAATAGCTACTAATACTTATGATTTAGGTGAAAGCAGCTTAGTATGGAAAAATGTTTCTATTGGAAGCTCAGTAATTTTCTATAATACGAGTAATGCAAATACCTTAGGATTCAGAGCTGGAGCTTCTGGAGCAAGTCTTATTTATGTTTTACCAATAGATACTCCTAATGCAGGGCAAGTATTAGCTGCCTCAGCTGCTTCCGGCGGTGTAGTTACATTATCTTGGGAAGATGATCAAACTGGCGCTCCTGCAGGTGGAATTACTACTCTTAATACTCTTACTGCTGCATCTCAATCTTTTCAAACTGGTACAACTGGCACTGATTTTGCAATTTCTTCTGCAACATCAACCCATACATTTAATTTACCAGATGCCAGTGCTACTGCAAGAGGTGTTATTACAACAGGCGCTCAAACAATAGCTGGTTCAAAAACATTTAGTTCAGCAATTTTAGGTAATGTTTCAGGCAATGTTACAGGAGGCGTTTCTGGAAATGTAACTGGTAATGTCACAGGTAATGTTTCAGGCAATGTTACTGGCGGAGTATCAGGTAACGTTACTGGAAACTTAACAGGAAACGTTTCAGGTAATGTTACAGGTGGAGTATCAGGAAATGTAACTGGAAACATGACTGGTAATGTTTCTGGAAATGTTACAGGTGGTGTGTCAGGAAATCTTACTGGAAATGTAGTTGGTATTGCAATAACTGCTGGAAGCACTCACGTTAGTATTGCTTCTGCAGCAACTGCTCACGCTATTACAGTAGTTCCAACAACTTCCGCTCAAGTAACTGTTGGAATTGGTCAATCTATTGTTAGTGGTGTCACTGTCTTAGCTAGTACAGGTGTTATAACTGCTGGAGGTTTCTCAGGTAATGTAACAGGAACCGTATCGGGAAATGTTACAGGCAATCTTTCAGGTTCTGTTACAGGTAATGTCCAAGGTAATATTACAGGTAACGTATCAGGTACAGTAACTGGAAACGTACAAGGCAACGTCACTGGTAATGTTTCTGGAACGGTAACTGGAAATGTTCAAGGTAACGTCACAGGTAATGTTTCTGGTAACCTTACTGGTAATGTAACTGGATTAGCCACTACTAGTAATAACATTCAAGTTGCAATTGGATCTGAAAACTTAAGTCACACATTATTATTTACAAGACCATCAAGCACTGTTTCTGGTTCAGGTGGAATTGCAGTATCTCAAGATTTAACTTTATTCTTTAACCCATCTTCAGAAATTTTATCTACTTCAGGGTTGGCTGTTACTTCAACCACTAATTCTATTTCTTCTACATCAGGTGCTTTAATTGTCACAGGTGGAGCAAGTGTTGGCCAATCTCTTTCAATTGGTGGTCGTTTACAGCTATTCAATTCTTCATTAAGCACTGCATTTGTAAGTGCTCAAGCTGGTGTCAACACTACATATACCCTGCCTACAACATCTCCAGCAGCAACAGGAACTTCAGTATTATCATCTACAATGGCTGGAGTTATGTCTTGGGTCCCTTTAACTTCAACTGTTGGGGGAAGTGGTACGCCTGGTGGAAGTAATAAACAAATTCAATATAATAACGCTTCTTCATTTGGGGGAGCTGCTGGATTTGAATATACAACAGGTGGTATAGCAATTACTGTTGGATTCTTTGCTCCATCTGGTCTTGGTTACACTTCAGGTCTTTGGGTCAACGCAATAAATGGCTCAACAACAAGAATTGGTATTGGTCTTTCCAATCCACAATTTGAATTAGAAATCTTAGGTGAACTTTCTGCTACAAACAAAAGCTTCGTAATCAACCACCCAACAAAGTCTGGATTAAAACTAAGATATGGTAGTTTAGAAGGCCCAGAAAACGGTGTGTATGTTCGTGGAGAATTAAAAGGAACTAATATAATTGAAGTTCCTGATCACTGGGTTGGACTTGTGCATGAAGATTCTTACACTGTTCACCTTACTCCTATTGGTAAATACGCTCAGCTTTATGTTGAAAAAATTGAAAATTACAATGTTTTTGTAGCTGAGAATAATAACTCCTATATACATTGTTATTATAGTGTTTGGGCTGAAAGAAAAGATATACCTAAACTAGTCACAGAATATGAGGCACAGTAAATGGGAACTCAAACTGGTCCTGGTGTATTTTGGTGGGACACTTTTGATACATTATTTGATCCTTCTAGTTTAATAAGTTATCCAGGCTCAGGTCTAATTTTATATAATCCTTTAAAGTATAAAGGTTTTTCAGATTGGACAATGACTGATGCTACAAATTTAGTTGCTGGTTCAGGAATTTCTAAATATGTAAAACAAATTACTAAACAACAATTTTCTCAAAGAATAGAGCAAACTGGAAATGAAGGTAGTGATAAATATACATTTATTATGATATACAGACAGCCTTCTGCAGCAGCTTATAGCACAATTATTCAATGGAATTCTAATAATTTAACTTTTTATGGCTTAACTAATGGTGAAATACAAATGAGACACCATAGTGTTGATTTTGCAACAAGCGGTTTAGCTATGACAGACGATAGATGGAGACATTATGCTTTTACTCGTTCTGGTACAGCTGCAACAATGTATGTCAATGGTAGTTTGTTTACTACTTTTACAGGTTTATCTGGGAATAATTCAAATGCAACGGACACTAAAGTTTTTGATTATGAAGGTTGCGATGGAGCCATGGGACAACTTTGGTTCAATATGGGGCAAGCAATAACAGCAGCTCAAGTAAGAGAACATTATCGTGCTTTTAGAGGAAGGTTTGATATTCAATAATGGCACTTGGACACGCACCATCAATAGTCATGAATGGTTTAGTAGCTTATATGGATGTAGCAAATACAAGATGCTACCCTGGTTCTGGTTCAAATATAACTGACTTAATAAATTTTACTGCAAGCACAGGCGCAAGTGCAATACAAATTTCAGCTATTGGTGCAACATTTGGTACTAATAAAAATACAAGTGTTGGTACAGATGCAACAGTGTCAAACACTAGTTACAGCAAATGTTGTTGGTTTAACTTAGATGATGTAACAACTTTTCAGCCATTAATTTGTGGAACTAATTCGATGAGACATTGTATGTGGATGAATAAAACAGCTAATTTAACTGCAAGTCATTCAAATACTTCTGCATTTTCTTCTCCAACTTTTACAAGTATAGCTGGGACAACAACATTATCAACCGGAATTTGGTATTTTGGTGCAGTTACTTATTCTAGCACTACTGGTTTTAATATTTATTTGAACAATAGAAGAGATCAAACATCTGCAACTACTCAAACATTTGGTCAATCAAGTACTACAAATTATTTTGGATTTTTTGGAGATTTTTTTACTTCTCCAGCATTACCAAATTTAAATGGCATTATGGGTCCTTCAATGTATTATAATAGAGTCTTATCAGCTGCAGAAATAATACAAATATACAATGCTACAAAGAAGAGGTATGGATTCTGATGGGAATTGCATATAATACCTCAATAGTTCCTGATAATTTAGTTTTGCTATTTGACGCTGCTAATATGAGATCATATGCGGGAAGTGGTAATACATGGGTTGATTTGGCCAGATCAAACACAACTGCTAGCTTAGTTGGAATTACTCTAGTAGGTTCTGGTGTAACGTCAGCTTTAAATTTCAATGGATCATATACTGCTCCTTTAGCAAATGTAGGAAGCTTGCAATACAGTACTGGGCCAAGAACAATTTTAGCTTGGGTGTACCCTACAGCAATAGCTGGATGGAATCAGATATTTGGATTTGGAACAGCTACAAGTAATCATGCAAGCGGTTTAGCAATTGCTGATAACGGAAAATGGGCAACTTATCAGCATAACGTAGCAGGATATTCAGCAAATACTAGCGCTGCAACCAATATTTGGGCACATTTGGCTGTCACACAATCTACTTCTGGTTGGAAATTATATTTAAATGGCGCTTTAGATAATAGTGGTGGCAATCAGATAACAGTTTCTCAAGGAGCTGCTTATATCGGTGGTAGTTTTCAAGATACTGAAAAATTTGTTGGAAGAATTGCTCAGGTGCTTTTTTATAACAAAGAACTTACGGCTGCAGAAATTAAACAAAATTATCACGCTACTAAAAAAAGGTATGGCTACTAATGGGACACTATTTCAATCCAAATATACCAAAAGATAGTTTACATTGGATTGTTGATGCCTTAAATATTAGATCTTATCCAGGCACAGGAACATTGTGGAAGAATGCAGTTTTTCCAAATGTAAATGATTTGACCAATACAAACACGCCAACATTTAGTTCAGCAGGCGGAAGTACTAATTTTACATATAACGGATCTACACAATATTCCGTTAATTCATCACTAATAAACCCAGTAAACATTCAAGGCCCACTTACAGTTAATGTAATTTTTTCTCCAAGTACTCTTACAGGCGCACAAAATGTTTTTGCTATTGTCAACAATGGAGCTAGCCAAAGTCTTCAAATTGGATTTGATGGAACGACAGGAGCAATTTGGAAATTTGGCGGTACTGCATTACTTAATTACACTTATGCAGGAGTTGGAACAGTGTGGCATATTACCTATTCATGTGACGGTTCAAATAATTCTAAAGTTTACATAAATGGTCAATTGCATGCTTCTGGGACAGTTGCAACAAACACTGGAACCCCAACAACATACACAGTAGGTTCATACCATACAGGATCTGGTCAATTTTTAAACGGTAAAGTTTATTATGTTTCAATACATAAGCAAGTTCATACAGATAATGAAGTGGCAGATACTTGGCATGCCCTCAAAAGAAGATTTGGATATGCTGGAATAGGTACTAATCCTACAGGCGGCCCTACGATTGGCGATCTTGTTGGAGGGCCTGAATAATGGAGAAATATTATGGGTAGCGGAATAGGGCCTATTGGACAAGCAATTGATAGTGTGCTTATAAGAATTGATGCATTAAATTCAAGGTCATTTTCTGGTGTTGGAAATACAATTAAATCATTAATTGGTGGAGATGTATTAAATCAAACTTCAGTAACTATAAATTCTTTTGGTGGTGAAACTGCTTTTGTGTTTGGACAATCTGGAGCATTTGTAACATCATCAAAAAATACTGGAGTTTCTGGTGCATCAAGTAGAACAATGGCCGCTTGGGTCAAATTTGGAAAAAAAGCTTCTCAAGGTGTTATGAGTACAGGAGCAAATGGTGCTGGTACTGGAATGGCTTTAGAGACATCATCTACCGTTTGGACTCTTTCTATAGGCAATTCAGGTACTGCAACCACTGTAACATATAATCTTCATCAATGGTATTACGCAGCTTATGTAAGTGAGCAAACTTCAGGCTCAACTCATAATATAAAGCTATATATCAATGGGGGGCTTGCTCATACTGCTATTGCTACAGGTATCAATCTAACAAACAGTTCATTGAAAATTGGCTTTAATAATAGCGCTATTGGAATTAGTGGTCAGATTTCAAGAGCTAATTTTTACAATAAAGCTTTAACTGCTAGAGAAATACAAAAAAATTATTGGAATTACAAATCAAGGTACGGGCTTTAAATTATGGGGCAAAAAGGCGGACCAAATATACCATCAGAAAATAATATTTTCATGATTGATAGTAAAAATCCTAGATCCAAAATCAATTCTTTAATTTCAGTAATTTCAAATGCTCTTTCAACTGTTACTGGCACAACCATAGCTGGCTCTGGATATTCATCTGCTTATACTTTTTCTGCTTCAACAAATAATATAAATTTTGCAGATCTTGCTTTATTGAAATTAACAAGCCAAATAACAATTTCTTCATGGATTTATCCTAATTCATTCGGAGGAGGAAGTGCCGGAAGAATTTATGATAAATGGAAGACCACTTTTCCACAGACAGGTTATGCTTTTTTTATTGATAATGTTGTAGGTGTAAACTCTATTTCTTTTGGTACAGGCTTCCTTGTTAGTACAACTATTGCAAGAGTTAATAACGCAATTGACCTAAATACTTGGCAGCATATGGCGGTTGCATTTAGTGGAACTGCTTGTACATTTTATAAAAATGGTTATTCTATTGGTACGGTGACAGGATTAACTGCTCCAGTGAGTGGTACAGAAAATGCATTGATTGGTAATAATTCAGGCAACGTAAACTATTTTGACGGAAAAATTGATAATTTAAAAATTTACTCAAGAGGTTTGACATCTACTGAAATAAACAGAATTTACACTTCTACAAAATCAAGGTATGGATTGTAAAAAATATTTTATAATATAAGAGAGATACAATGGCAATATCAGATAAAAATATCAGGATAACTAAAAATACAAATACACCACCTGGAAATTTTCCAAAAATGGTATTTACTGGTTCGTCTGCTGGTGCTTCAGTTGTCACTCTTGAAGTACTTGACGATAACACGCTGTCATTCTCTAGTAATGAGGGTCAAATTTTTTCTCTTGACTCAAACCTTACATCTGGCACAATTTGGTCAGTAAATGATGTTTCTGGTGTAGCTTTACTTAGAGCAAGTGCTGGTGCAACAATTGGATTAGTTGAAACAGTTGGTGTTGTTGGCATTGGAGAATCATTACCAAATCCTGGAATTTATAAACTTCAAGTAAGAGGGCAAGTTGCATTTGGAAGTACAGCTGACACAAACTCTCACTTCATATTTAATACATCTTCTTCAAGTACAAATACAAATTCATTTCAATTAAGAAGAGGCGCATTAGCCCAATTTTTTGAAGATGGAGATGTTTTAAAAACAACATTCAGGGCTAATGCTGCTCAATCAGCAGATGCAAACTATATTTGGCCTATCGGATTGCCTGCAGCTGTTGGATCATCCGTTTTGCAATCAGATACATCAGGTAACCTTTCATGGGTTCCGCTTGCTGCTAGTGGTGGTGGGTCTGGTACTGTAACAACACTTACAGCTGGAACTGGTATTTCTTTTATTGTAGGTGGTTCAGGAACTGGAACAATAACTGCTACTGGTACTATTAGAACTAAAAGACCTCTTAATATGCAATTTGCTTCTGGATATACTCCATTAGCAGCTGGCACAGATAATGTTGTTTTGACAATTCCAGATAGTCCAGTGGATGGTACTAGCGCAATTACATACCGCTTAAGAGACTTTTATATAAGAGTTGAAACTCCTTCTGCTGGCTCTTCTAGAATTCAACTTGAAAAATCTACTGGAACGGGTGCTTTTACATTAGCAGCAACAGGTTCAAGCTATATAGCTGGATTTGGTTTAACGCTTACAGGTGCAGGTATATATACTACTCAGACCACAACCTTTGCCGGAGCGTTTTTGACAAGCGGTGACAATTTAAGACTGAACTGGACTTTACTTAATGCTACTCACGCAAACTTCTCTGTTCAATTACTTTTAGAAGAAGTTTAATTCTTTTATAATTTAAATATGAAAACCAGAATTGTTTCAACCAGAATTCCAACTGGACAAGCTAATGGAGCTTTCAATATTAGTTTACCAACAGGATTTGGTGTGCCTAGAGGTTTCCTAGTATATGCTATGGATAATGCTGTGCAACCAAACAATTTTGATAATACAACTACATTTCCTTGCATATCTGTTGGATTTGGAGGCAGCAATATCGCTGGAACAGGTTTAACCAACGCTTGCGTTTTTGTTTCAAATCGAGACAATATTGAACCATCAGATTCTATAGCTAGTTTTGGAAATACTGTTTCTGTATTAACAAGAAATATTGCTGGCTCAGTTTTAAGACAATGGCAAATGACAGGCTTTGGTACTGATACCATTTTTGGAACTTATCAAGCCACAGGTACACAGGTTCAGCCGTTAGATCTTTGCTTTACTGTTTTTGGTGGAAATGATTTTTTTTGTGCAGTTGGACAGACCGTAGTTCCCCCTCCAGCAAACACAAGAACGGTTGTGGGAACAACATTTCAGCCTGATGCAATTTTGTATTCACATATACGCCCTGCTCAAATAACCGATAGTCAAATACATTTTGGTACAGCTTTAAGGAACGCTTCTACTGGTTCTACTACTGTTTCATCTCAACTTGGTGGTATATGGAGAAGTACAGATAATGCAGACCCCACAGAAGTAAGAGCTAGAATTTTAAACGATGGAAGCTTAACTTTAGCATCAACTGCAACTGTAAGATTTCAAACTATGTTTACTTCAGGTTTTGCAGTAACTCAAAGTACTGCAAACACTGGCCATTCTATAATATTTCTGGCTATGAAAGCAGGTACGGGATTGAGCACAAATCCTGCATTTTCCGCAAATACATTTCAATCAAGAGCTTCTGGTACTGGAATTTCTTTTTATTCAGTAGGTTTTAAACCAGCACATATTATAGGTAATTTTTCACACGTTAATGCACTGAATACCAATGTTAACACTGCTGCAACTGGTTGTGAAATGTTGTCATTCTTCACTGCAAATGGATTTCAACGATCAAATATAACTGGAATAGGAACATTTACTTCTTCTACAGGCAGTGTAACAGTTACTGGAGTTGGCACATCGTTTTTGCAACAATTGGGTCCTTTGGATGTGATATATAATTTAGGATATCAGCTTGTTGGTACTGTGAGCGCTATTGCATCAAACACTTCTCTTACCTTAACAGCTAATGCAGCAATTACAGCTACAGGTTCTTCTTTTGTATTTGAAAAGCCTCAACAATATAGTTTTTCTTATGGGAACCTTAATGCTGATGGCGGTGGAAGCAATATGAGTGGAAGGGTTTCATCCAGCGCATTAACAAGTTTTACTGTTCCTACTACATTACAAGCAGTGGGAAATATCCAAAACTTTAATGGTGAAAATGGATTTACAGTTGACTATACAACTTTGACCAATGGTAGTAGATATGGATGGTATCTTGCTATAAGAGACGAAGACTATTACAGAACACGCAGAGGATCAATTTCATAAATGATTGTATCTGCAGTTCAATTAAATCTTAAGCATTGTTTTTCAAAAAAACAATTTCAAGATTATATTGAAAAACTAAAAAGATGTTAATTAAGGAGATAATTATGCCAACAGGAATAGGATACACAGTTCAAGTGCCAATTAGAAGTTTAGATGCTGAAGATGTCAAAGAGGCTTTTGCATTTTACTATAATTACCAAGAAAAAGTAGATTTAGGTTTTGGTGTTTTAGAAAATAATCCAATTACAAAAGAAGATTTTGTCAATTCTTGTTGTACTCAATTTCTGCTTAATATATATAAAAATTTTATGATTGAAAAAGCAGAAATTGATGCTAAAAATGCAGCAGTTGTTCAAGCAGATACAAGAGCTCAAGAGGTGACAGTTTGGTTTGACACATTAAGAAATGAATCTTATCCTGTCAATCCATATACTGATTATCCTACCGCTACTTCTGGTTTAGCATTTACAACTAATATGATTACTCCTGTAGATGTTACTCTTGAAGCTGTAGATCCAAATAATCTTCCATTAACATTTGAAGTAATTGATAACTCTGCTTTCACAAAATCAATCACAGATAATGTTGTCACAGTAAATCCTGTTGAAGATTTTTATGGTGTAACAAATTTATCATTTAGGGCATATAATGGAGAAAAATATAGTCCTACATATGATCATTATATAAATGTTGTTGATACTCGCCCAGTTGCATCAGATATGCAATTAGTATTTGACATGGGGCAACCTGCAGAAGAATTGATTTTAGCGACAGACCCTAGAGATTTATCTTTAACTTATTCAATCGTAGATCAACCATCTAAGGGGTCTGTAACATTAACTGATAATAGTTTTGAATATATTCCAAATGCTAATGAATTTGGTGAGGATCTATTCACCTATAAAGTATCTAATGGTGAGGTCTATTCTCCAAAATATACAGTAAGTGTTTTTATGAATGACCTAAGGCCTTATGCTGATCATTATGCAGCATCAACCACAATTAACAATTCTGTTGATGTAACTATTACTTCTACAGATCCAAGAAGTCTTCCAGTTTCTTATGTTATTACAGCACAACCAACAAATGGGTCTGCATCAATTTCTGGAAGTGTTATAACTTACACTCCAGCAAATAATTATGTAGGAACTGACAGGGTAAGTTTTGTTGCTACTAACGGAACATTTAGTAGTGAAGTTTATGGTTTTGAAATTACAGTGAATGGAGAATAAATATGGATCCTATAGCATTTATTATTACGATTCCAATTAGAGATACAGAGCTTGAAGATATCAAATCAGCTTTTTTGCAGAAAAGACCATATAATGCTCCAATTCCAGTTGATACAGTATTAGACAACGCTGGCAATGTAATCCCAAATCCAATAACAAAAGAAAACTATATTGAAGATTGTATAGCTTATTTTGTTCTTGAAACAACTAAGAATTATTTAGTTGAAAAAGATGCTAAAGCTGCTAAAGATACTGAAACAACTAACATGAATGCAGTTGTTTCAGATTTTGTAAGCTGGACAAGAAGTTAATATGAGAGTCTGTGCAGTTCAATTAAATTTGAAACATTGCGCAGACTATGCTTCTTTTGTAAGTTATCTGCAAAAAGAAGTATTTGACAATCTACTTATCGTACCTGATTTATTAGTATTTCCAGAAAATATAAATCTTTGTCTATTATTTGCTAAAAAAGATAAAAGTTTTGAAACCAAAAATTTCAAAACTTTTATTGAACTTGTATTTGATAAATTTATAAGGTTGTTTGATTTATCTTTTTTATTAAGATGGTTTGATATAGATAATCAACGTTTCATCATCTTAAAAGCTTTTTCATATTTTGCTAAGAAATATAATACAAATATAATTGTTGGCACATATTATCAT